TTTCTTGAAGCTTTAGTAATTCATTCTCGTAGTTCTTCAACAGTGTCTTAACAGAAGCCGAAGGATTATCTTGTCTCATTAAATGATGACGAACATCGATATTACCTAAATAAACTCGAAGTGACTTGATCCATGGATAAACATATGTATCCAATCCTCTCTTAAGAGCGCCATGCATAGTTAAACCATCGTGACGCTGAGTCATATAGCCTGGAGTGTATTGGCTAAACGAATGACTATCTCCAAAACAAAGCTTGTCTGTCTTTTCAATACAGTCAATTCTTGGAATCTCATTTTTACAGATTCGTTTAACATCTTCTATCTTGTCTTCAAGAGTCTTAAATAAATCTGTACCAGTATGAAGACGCTGCTCAATCAATGTTCCAATACATGGCATATCATGGTGTAAACTATACATCTCAGTAGAGCTAAAGATACGCATGATTTGGTGATACAAATCGTCATTAGCGCCTCCAAAGATATTGAAGGTGCCTTTAAATTCCATACCATGTTCTAGTAAAATAGCGTCGTAATCTGACCAATCTATATTGGTATCTGTGATTACATCAACGTTCTCATAGCCTGCGTTTACACATTGATTTGCCAAGTGATATGCCCAACCTGATTTGTGTGAACTAACCTTAGGGCTTAACTTACCGACAAGAGCTGCAATACCAATACGAGACGACTTATCGCCAATATAATCCGATAGGTACTTTAGTTCACTCATAATTATTTAATTGGATCTTCTGATTCACCATAGCCGTGCTTTTCAACATAGTTGTTGAGGGCACCAAGATATGCTACAGCATCAAGAAGGTTGTCTTCTTTATAGTTATAAGAATGTCTGCTAAGCTTAAGTGCAACAAGAGCAGCGTACATATCAGAACCATTCCACTCTTTACCTGTCATTCCTGAGCAGATCATAGCAGCTCGACGCATACCTTCTTCGAAAGGTCCATATTGACGTTCTTTCTCTTCTGATCGTTCGTTGATAATCTTATTTGCTTGGTCTAGTATATTATTGGCCATATCATAACTTTTTATTTATATGAAAAAGGCAGCGAAAGTTTCACTGCCTTAACTCAAGTATATCGCTAATTATCAAGAATAATATTCAGCGACGTAGTTCTCTAAAAGAGATTGGTTTTTGCCGTCAAGCTGTGCATAAAAGGTGTTCATTGCGCCTCGACTGCCAGCTTGATCGTAAGCTGCATTAAATTTTTCTTTAAGATGATTAATCATCAAATCGCCTTGGCTTTCAAAGGCTTTTTCAACAAAGTTTGACGGAAAGTTAAAGCCAAACATTACAAAGTCTTTTACTGTACAGATCATGATTGCATTTTAAGTTGTTCGAGTTCAGCTTCAATTTCAAGAGCCAAGTTTCGAATTTGACTTGGGTTCATTTGATCGATCATGGCCTGTGAGTAGCCTGCCTCTTTAAGGAGATTAATTGCGTATTGATTCATGATTTTTGTTTTTGGATTTCTTCTAAAGTTTCTTCTATTTGAACATTAAGTTCTTCATATTGCTCTTCCATAACTGAGATAGACTGAGCAAGATTAGCTCGCGCTCCGCGAAGGAGAGCGAGCTGTTCTGTAAGATTATTGATTGATGACATGCAAAGGGAATTTAAACGTTTTGCCATTCTTGATGTTTTTGGCCAACACAGGATACTTCGTGCTGCGAGGAGCAAGACCAGTGATTTCATACTCTTCATACTTAAAGGTAAACGTATCGCCGAGCTTTTTAGTGATTCGGAACTGACTCAAAGCATATCGATTAAAGTCAATAGCTTCTTTAGTCAACACTTGGCCAGATTCAGCGATAGTAGCGATCTCAAGCTTAGTCGTACAATTGCTATCAGAGAATCGAGAACCCTTAATATCAATGTTTACTCCATACTTTTCAGCTACAGCTTTCAAAGCGTCTTTAATTTCCAAGTTGATCTGGCGAACAGAATCGCGATCGAGGGAGTTGATTTTGTTACTCATATCTTTTAAGATTTATTAATTAGCGTTCAAGGATTACAAAGTCACCGAAGTAAGAGTCAAAGACATTGATCAGATTTTCATAGTCTCCGCTCGTCATCTCTTCGCGAATCTTATCAGCGTCATAGCCAAGCTGCTTTGCAAATCGGTTAGCATAGCCAAGGATAACAAAGGCGTTACCTTCAGGGCCGGTGAGGTCGATAACGATCTCGCTTTTGGGTTGTTTTTCTCTAATCATCTGTTCTGTTTGTTCTTAAGGTTACATAGCTAATATACGAAATTCTGGTCAACCTGAAAATCTGAAATGTTAAAAAGTGTTAAATTTTTTCAAGTGAAGTGGCCCACTCTGGAATAATAAAGGCTGTGAATTCTTCGCCTGCACAACAAACATCTTTAGAGTCTCGCTCTATAATATTCATAAAATTTTGACGGCGTGATGCTTCTAAAAAACTCGTATTAGCAAAACCAATAGGAATCGCAGGTCCGCTATACGTTGCATTTAGTTCATCAATATAACGACCTTCGGTTTTTCTACAAGTACATGTTTTAGCCTCATACTTGAGATTGAAGACGTCGCCACATTCAGTACACATTAAAAGCTTCATTGATCGTCTTGATTTTTATGCTTCTTCTTACGAGTGTAATTCTTTTTAGAAGGCACCGATTTTGTAATCATCTTACGGCGCACAATTTGAGCAACGTGACGCAAATTAAGGCCGTTAAGTATATCTTTATTTTTTTTATTGTCTGTCATTACATATCTAATATACGTAAAAAAGCCCAAACTTAAAAGTCTGGGCTCTTTAAATTTTGTTAAAAAGTGTTAATTACTTACTTGGAAATTGAAGCTCTGCTTCTTCTTTAGCAGCTTGTTGTACTTTTCTTTTACTACCAAAATACCAAATCAACGCTGAAGTAGTATCAGATGCGTCAGCTTCTCCTCCTAAAAAGGCTTCAGCCGCATGTCTACCTGCTTTTGAATTAAGAACAGCTAAAGCCTCCCAAACTGTTAAACCTATATGTCTTTTTTGAAGGTCATGAATTCCTTGATGAGTTAAAAACATAGCTTTATCTTCACCTAATTCGTTAGCTAAAGTACCACACCATCCGTGAGTTTTATTGACATCTTCTTCTGTATATTCTAAATCTCCCCAACTAGACATTCTGATTTCAGAGATAACGGATTCATAAACAGTAATACACATATCACTATGTTTTACAAATTCCTTAACTTCTAGGCCCATTTCTTTGCCAACAGCCTCCATATATTCTCTACCAGCATACGTAGAAGTTCTAACTTCATATCCATTCTTCCCCTTTTTCTTAACGCTTTTAATGGCCTTATCAGAAAAACCAGTTACATCTTCAAACTGATTTTGAAACTCGTATTTAAAATCAGATGCTGTTCCGGTATAAACTTCGTCGACTTGATCAGACTCAAATTGGAATTGTCCCTTCTTTCCCTTAGAAAAATCATCATGTTCGTCTGCGTTTACAATCGCCAATAATCCAACATCTTTCTTTTTGACCTTTAGATCTGTGATAGCCTTTTGCTTTGCAGCCCATAGACTATCAGCTTCAATTTCATGCTTTGCGCCTTGAAATATTGCGTAAAATCTAGTTTCGTTAACAACAGATTCTCCTAAAGCATCTAAAAAATCAGAAGGTAATTCTTCTCCATATCTGTCGTCGAATATTTCTTCTAGATCCTTTATAGTAACTTTGCCTTTATAGTCATTATCAATATCATCTGGAACATCGGCATGATCTGAGTTCATAATGTCCTCTCCATATGCATCTTTCCATGCGTTAATAATGTCCTTTGCATTATACTTTTTTGCTTCGCTCACTTGTTGGCTATTTAGCCCATTTATAAATTCTTCGAAGTTTGCCATCTTCTTTTTCTTTTTTTTGTATTCTTCTTCTGCGTCGCCCCTACCAGCCGGTACATCTCCAGATCCAAGTAAACCGTCAGCTGGTAATTCTATTGGACCCATACCATTAATTTGACCAGCTTGAATATTTTCAGGTACTCTTTCTGGTAATCCACCATGCTTAGTTGCAGCAAATTTCTTAAGCTGCTTAAGAGTCATAGAATCTGCGAGATCTTTAACCTCTTGACTAGCATCTTTAGAGTCAAGCTCACCCTTCTTATAAGCGTAAGCCATTCCCATTAATCTTTGTTGTACTTTACTAAGAGCGGGCATAATATTAATTTGAAATGGGGTGCCATGGTTTTACCCAATATTCCCAAAATGCTTTTTTAATTTTACCAGACATAATTCATATTTTCGATTTTATCAATTCTGTCTTTAATTGATTTAGCCTCTTGCTTAACCCTTTCCTCATAATAACTAGATGATAAACTAATTTGAGTTTCATTAGAATATCTTACATAGTTTGAGTAATTATCCAGAATCTGAGACATATGATTCGCAGCGTCTCTCATTCTAACTGCTCTACCTTTAGGATCTCTGCCTATTACAAGTTCTCCGCTTTCAACTTCACCTTTGGCTAGACCTTGTTGAATTTGTAAAGTTAAAGCATCTACCGCGTCCTTAACCATTTTATCTAAAGGCAAGTTAGCTGCTTTGTCTGCTAAGATCTCTTTATATCGCTTCATATTTTCTCTTTTAAAATCTTTATCTGATTTAAAAGCGATTGCACCTTTCTTAGCAGCTGCTCTATCAGCCATCTTTCCAGCAGTTGAATACTTATCTCTAAGTACCGCAGTATCTAAGACAACCGCTCTATCTGCAACCTCTGAAATTCTCTTCGGATTGTAAAGGCCCGTTGAATCCCAGCCTTTATACTTTTTACTAATACCTACGCTATCACCGGGTTCGCTAGACACTAAAGTTCGGCCGTTGCCGGATGAATTACGGCTCCATGTCATGCCCTGGAATTGATTACCCTTAACAATAGCCAAAATACCAGCTGGGATAGTTTTTTGCCCTTCGTAATCAGCATGTGGATTTTCTTTTTGTTGATCTACTACGTAAAATATAACATAGCGATTATCTTTGTCCTTTCTAGTTATAGCATGCGCTTCAGCTGCACTCATATCAATTATATCTTCATCCTCTACTTTATCTAAAGCAACATTAGCCATGTTATAAAAAGCTTTAGGTAAGTCCTTTAATGAGCTAGAAGACCAACTGCGAGATATTTTAGTATTAAAAAGTTGAGCTAATTTGGCTGACTTAAATGCCTCGTTAACGTCCCCTCCTACTTCAATAGAATTTGACTCTACTGGCTCAAACATTCTTTGGGCCAATTTAAACTCTTCTCTATGGAAATGTCTTAAATAAGTTCTAACGGCGTCGTCTACTAAACCTTCATAATTGGTTTTGTATTCAGGCCACTCATCCCAATATCTATCAACTGCACTTTCAGCCGCATCTCTTAGTTTTTTATCAAACGGAGATGGCATGTTTTTAGGCTTTCTAATCATATAGTGAATTACTTCACTCATAGCATAACTATCAGAAGTTCCCCATTCATTAACAGTTTCTTCATTTAGAGAAGCAATAAACTTTCCAAATGATTCTGAGACTAATTTATTTTCTGTAACTTCTTCTGTTTCTTCTACTTCGGGAGCTTCCTCACTTACATCTTTTACTGTAACCGGAAAGGTTTTACCCTTAAATTCAAATTCTTTTAAACCTTCTGCTTTAGCTGCTCTAGCTGCAGTAATAAATGCGTTTCTACCTTCACCCAACATAGAACCATCCCATGTTTCTGGTGAGCCAGACTTAGCTTTCATACCTACAATCTTTTCTATCTTAGGTATATTAGAATTTGCTTTATTTTCCTGTCCTGTTAAAGAAACTCTTAAGTAAATCTTTTTACCTTGAGGATAAAAATCACAATCACCTAAACCTTCCCCTTCAATTTTGTCAGCTAATTTTTCAGCAGTCTTTTCATCCTTTAAAATAAAGTTAATATGTCCATCTCCTTTATCTAACATATCTTCATATTTACCTTCTTCTATAACATCATCTTCTATCAACTCAGACTCTAGGACTTGAAGACCTAATTGTCTACCGTCTTTAGTTTTAGCAACAGCGTACTTCCATTCCTTTTCTTTTTCGTCCCAAAGATAAACGTATTCTGCACCATCATATGCAACGTCTTGTAGATAATCATCTAAATCTTCTAGTTTTCTTTTTTGAGTCATATCATATTTGGTTTCGCCTCTATCTCTACCGTAGAATACTGTTTGACCGTCGATTGGTGTATTAAAGTGGTGACCTTCGCCTCCTTCAATACCAGGCTCTAAATATGAAATACCATTCTTTCCAAGTTTTAATAGTTCTTTCATCTTTTTAGTGTCAGAAAAATGATCTTTTGCCATTTGGCCTACGCCTTCTGGATAACCATCGCTATGAACATACGTAGAGTGAATAACGCCTCTTCTATCAATGATACCAATTTGAGAACGCGTAGATTCTAAAATAAAGCCTTCATTTTCATTGATTGCAAATGTTTTAAGAACTCTTTTACCAAATCTAGATAATGTGATACCGTCTTCTGATACATTAAAGTATTTTGCATTTCTGGTCATCCATCTTTTAGAATCATTGCTTAATTCAGATAAAATAGAATTAAACTCTTCTTGAGTTAGCGTGCCATCAGCAACCGCTTCTATCATTTTGTTTCTGACTCTTGCCGTTAAACCAGCTTCCATTGCTGGATGATTTTCAGTATAACGTCTCTTTAACGTTACTTTCTTTTCATTTAGGAAATCTTGGAATTTCATATTTATGTAGTTTATTTTCTTTTTCTATATATTAGGATTTTAAGAACTGATTAAAAGTCATAACGTTCGACGTAGACTCCATTGTTGCCATTGATTGCTCTAACGTATCTTTAAGTTTTAAATACATTGGATGAATCTCCTTCGGTGTTAGCTTCTTAAATTGTTTTTCATCACCAGCTAACATTGCATTTCTAACCTGAGTAGCTGAAATATTCTTACCAGTTCTTGGTATCTCGAACAGTCCAAAATCATCTCTGACGCCTAAATCATCTCTATATTCTTGCTTATCTACTTGATAGCTATAAACCTTTAATCTATCAGTTCCAGTTCCCCAAAGTACTGGTTCATATTTAGGTCTCATTTCATTAAACATTTTGTCGATGGCTGCAGAAGGTATAACAAATACCTCTTCAATTGGATACTTCTTTTTTAGTTTTTCCAACATCTCAATTTGTAGTTCTTCAGAATAAGGTCTTTTAAATGCATCCTCCTTTTTCTTAGTCTTTGACTTAACTAAGAAAATAACAACAGGGTAACCGTTTTGTTTATGAATAGCATCTATAACTTTAGCATGTCCTAATGTAAAGGGTTGGAATCTGCCAACAAACATATTAACCGGCTTTGCACCTTGATCAGGATGTTCAACAGTCAACGCTTCAACAATTGGACTAACTTGGGTTTTTAGCTTTTCTTGCTTTAAGTAAGTATTAAATGTCATAATCTCTGATTCATTCTTTTTTGCAAAGACAGCGGCTTCTATCTTTTCTACGATCTCATTCATTTGAGACATAAGGTCGGCGTTTATAATCTTGGTTTCCTTTGTTCTCTTTTTTCTAAATGAACCCAACATAATCTTAAATAATTCTGATAGATCCTCGTTTTGAATTAGTTTTATCGTACCTTCGTTTTTAATAAAATCTTTGTTAAGTTCAAATCCTTTTCTACTAGAAAAACCTGCCGAATCAAATTCAGCACCTATATACTTAACTGCGTTCTTAGACATATATTGATTAAATATCTCTGAAACTAGCTCGATGTATCTTAAATCTGTATCTTCTTCTACCAATTTTACATCATCCATATTGAACTGAGTCATATACTCAACAAGATCTAGAATCGTAATTTGATACATGTCAGAAGCTTCTCTTTCTTTTTCTTCAACTTTATCAAATCTACCAAGTTTAAAGTTCTTAATATTCTTTTTGTCTATAAAAGAAACTATAAGCGAATCTATATCTCCATCTAAACCTTCATTAAGAGCAGTCTTATTTGCCATGTGATTAAAAATACTATAGACCTTTCTAGTAAAGGAAGTATTTTCAAATACATTCTTAAATGATTCATTATTCATTTCTAAAAGCTCAACTAACATGTCCTTTTGATTAGAATCTAAAACTCCGTTAAATAATATAGGAGGAGCCTGAACTTGTAGCATATTAGACCATTTTTCAAGAACTTTAGGGTCTCTAATTACTTTTTTAATTTGAGTTGGGTCAGTTGGATTTAAAACTTGAATATGTGTTAAAATAAGGTTATTTTTAGGAAGAGCATCATATTGAATATCAACTGTTCTCTTTTCAGTCATATAGTCAAAACCAAACTTCCAATCCTTTGGCATATCTTCTCTAACCTCTTTAGGAATAGATCTAAAGAAATCGATTGCATTTTCATAATATCTAACAATAGTTCTATCAACCTTATTCATTGGTGTTCTAGAACCGCTCTTATAATAATCGTATCCTTTATCAGTATTTCTAACGTGAAAGGAAGAAGCTTGAATCTTTTCAGTAACCAAGCATCTTTGCTTTAACAAAGCCATAAACTCATTTCTATTAACTGAGTTAAAGTGTTTTCTTAGATCTTGTAGTGCCATTATCTTCCGTATTTTATAATGCCCAATAACTGGTTAATAGCAGCGAACGTACCAGTTAATTTATAGTTTTTACCTTTGTATCTAAATACTATACCTTCGGTTGGTAATATAGATTGCATGCCTCCGATTCTATCAAGTCTAGCTAATTCAGCTTCAACCTTTTCAATATTAGAAATGTTATCTCCCTTTCTAATCTTTTCTACTTCTTTATTTAAATACTTATGTAATCTTTGTACCTCTTTATCTGGGTTTGCTGAAATAAAGTTACTTGCATTTTTAATGATGATGGATCCAAGTTCTAGGAATAGATCCTCAAATGGTCTAATATTTTCCTTATACTTTTTCTTGACATCTTCTTGATCAAACTTCTTAATTGCGGCATGCTGTGTCTCATCTACTAATTTGCTAATTGCTCGCAAATCTAGAGTTTTCTTATCTTTATAAGCCCATCTCAAAAGTAAACCTTCCTTTACATCCTGTGTTAAATTACCGAAGTGTTCCTCGATTTGATCTCTCCACCACATTTCATGATATCTAGATACTTCATCGGCATCCGTTAAGCCATACCTATCTCTTAGTGCTTCTAGCTTTTTGATGAATTTAGCTTTATTCTTATCAAAATCTAAATCCTTTCCTATTTTAACAATTTGTGGAGGGATAATGGTAAATATTTCACCGACATGTGCGTTGATTTTTTCAATAGCATTAGCTAACGAAGTAGCTGATTCAGGGTTATCACCTATAATATTACCTTCTCCATCTGTTATAACAATACCATGAAATTGAATTACGTCACCTGCGTCATAATGAATAACATTAGGATTCTTTGAATAGATCAACTCCATATTCATCCAGTTTTTACCGTTATCGAATATTTCTAAATCTTTAGCAGAAAGCTTAGGTAACGTTGTAGATAATTGTTTACCTGCCTCTATAAATGTCATTCTAACCAATTCTGGACGATCATCCCATTTTGTTATAAATGCATCTATGTCCATAGGAGCTCTTAACTCTCCTTTATTTCTAGAAAAAAAGACTTGACCGTCCATTACGGTGGCAAAAAGATTTTGACCATCTGTTTTTTCTCTAGGCTCTATTTCAAAATTAAGTTCTCCGCTTAGTCCTTTTTCTATAAATAGCCTAAAGTCTCCAAATGTCAAAGATTTGTTTTCAAATGGATGCGCCATATGGCCAGCTGCACCACCCTCCATAACAAGAGAATAGCCCATGTCTATGGGCTGCTCTCTTTCATTTAAAAAATCTTTATATAATAGGATTTTATTCATTATCCAAGTGAGCTTTGTAGCATACCGGCAGCTTCACCGTAATCTCCGCCAGCTTTGGATAAAATTCCATCTACTACTTCTTGAGCCTTTGCTTCGTCAAACTCGTCTCCAAATGCCTTTTGAAGAACTGAGAATGCATACTCTTTAAAATCTTCGTCTGATTTAATATCAGCCTCGTTAACCTTAACTGATTCTCCCAAAGAAGATGTTAGCATACCTACAGCGGCACCATAGTCTCCTTCTGCCTTACCAAGAATACCGTCTATAGTTTCTTGTGCTTTAGCTTCATCAAAATCTTCACCAAATGCTTTTTTCAAGACTGTCATTGCATATTCTTGAAACTCTTCTTCGGACTTAACTTCAGCTTCAGTAACTGAATATGCCTCTTCTAATCTATCAATCATATAGTTAACGTCCTCGTTTACTTCTCCACCTCTTAACTTTAAAAAGAAAGAAGTTTTTTGTTCTTCATCTAATTCATTAAGATCTGTTACACCGTATTCGGCTAAAAGAGATTTAAATGTTTCGGCACTAGATGTTCTTTTCGCTTCTTGCTCTTGTTCTAACTTGATTTGAGCCTCTTGTCTTTTAGCAGAAGCAAAGCTATTAAAGTCTTGTAATTTATTCATGATTATAGTAATATTTTACTTTTTCTATATATCTCCTTCAAATTGAACCTTTTTCACGCTATAGCTAAACTTCTGTTCCTTGTAAATACGCTGCCTCGCATTAGCATGTCTCATTAAATAATTGAACCACTCTGGAGAAGATAAATCATCAACAAAATCTACAATGATAACTTCTTCTTTTGATTTATGTTGTCTAAGTCCACGACCAATAGATTGTCTAATAATGACCTCGGATTTGAATGATTCTGTGAAGAAGATGTTGTGTATTTTTTTAATAGAAATTCCAGTAGAGAAGGTGCCATATGAAGCTACGATCACTACTTCTTCGCCAGCTTCCATCTTTTTCTTGTATTCTTCTCTTATGTCCTTGTCAGTACCTCCATCTACATAATAGACAACCTTGTCGCTATCTTGCCTAAGCTTCTCATAAAGCTTTTTACCATGTTCTATGCGATGAAACAAGACAAGGGAATTTCGGGGAATTTTAGATATGACATTCGTAATAAAGTTTAGTCTACCGGGGGAATTTATTACGTAGTTTTGTTCAAACTTAAATACATCTTTGCTTTCGTATTTGTTCATAGCCATCTCCATAAACGCTTGTTTTGTAGAATCTGGTGCATAATCCATTTCAATGACTTTAACTTTACAACCTGCGATGTGACCTTGTTTTTGCAAGAAGTTAGCACTGACTTCTGTAATAACAGGACCAGTGTAAGCCATCAAAGTAAGTCTGTCTAACTTACCTCTTTTAGGAATAGTCCCTGACAAACCAAAACGATACTTAGCCGATACACACTTCTGTAAGATAGTCTTAATAGAATTAGACTTAGCTTTATGTGTCTCGTCAATAATAACAGCGTCAAACTGCTCAAAATACTCTTTGTTCTTTTTAACAAGAGATTGATACGTTCCAATAACAACATTACGACCAGCTCTAATCTTTTGGCCTGAGTAGATTTGTTGAATCTTAATACTAACTTGGTTCTTATAGTTATAGTCCATAAAGTCTTCAGTAGCTTGAACTACAAGTGAAACGTTAGGTACTATAAATAACACCTTATTTGCCTTTTTCTTTTCAAGCATATATGCCACTACTAAGAATGATATAAGTGTTTTACCTGCTGAAGTAGCTAATTCTGCCAAACATCTTCTAAATTTTAAGATGTTAAAAGCCGCATCCATTTGATAGTCGCGTGGTGTAATCTCAGAGTCTTTAAAGAAGTCTAAAGCCCAAGCTTCAAATTCTTCTTGGTTAACGCTTTTATCAAAAAGATCAGTGACTCCGTTTAATTTAAGGTCATATGAATATTCCTTACATGTATCCATGATTTCCTTCCATAGTCCAGAAGGAATCCATTTGTCATCTTTAATATACGAGACGTAACCATCCCAGACACCTCGCTTGACCAAGGGGTTAAATCTCCATGATTCAATCCTCTTAGTAAGTGAGATGTTGAGCTGTTCTATTTCTAACTCTGTCGCTGAATCTACTCTTAGAAACTGATTATTTTCTGTTAAGCTAAGTTCCACATTGACTCGTTGTTTTCTTCTCCTTACAGATCTTTGAGTGCAAGTCTGTTTCGGATGGCAAAGCCCATGTTATCTAGGGTCTTCACCGACTCTTTTAGAAATTCAAGTTGGTTTTCTAAGTGAGCTAATATAGTATTGTCATCGGCTAGGTCTGCCTCCATAAACATTACCTTTTGCTTCTCTCCTAGTTTATAGTCATACTCAAAATATCTAATGTAAGCTTCACGGTTTCGACTAGCAAGAGTTGCTTTCTGCGCGCGAATCTTGGTGTTTATATATGCTATTTGGTCGATTAGCGTTTGGCGAGACGAAAGTACTTTAGCAATAGTTTCTTCCATACCATTAATATACTTAAGGCTATCTGCAAGCTCTTTAATCTTTTCAGACCATTCGCTTCTTTGTTTGCCCAAGCGCTCATCGATTTCTAATATTTTTTCTTTACTTCCCATTAAAATAGCGATCTTCTATTCGATTTAGGCTTAACAAATACGCTAGCCTTCTTTTTCTTTTTATACTTTGGTTTTATAGACTCTGTTTCAGGTAACTCTACATCATATTCAGAGCTATCAAAGTCAAGCAATAGCTTATGACCTTTAAATCTCTTTCCATCTTCATAGAAATTATCTAAATCCTCTTCAACCATTTTTGTTATATCTTCTATACGTACCATAAGTCTAGAGGGCTTGTAGTGAAGTATTCGTTTATTCGTTTATAAGCCTTAGACCCCTCTCGGTAACATACGATCATAAGATCGTTTAAGTCTTTTATATTATATGTATCTAGCTTATTTTCGCTTAGAAATTTAGACCACATAAACACTGGCCGGCCTCTTTTAAGTTTTTCTGCCATCTTTTCTCGGCCTGTTTTATCGTTATCAAACATATATCTTACTGTCGCCATCTCATCAAACTCTTCAGTTGATCTGCCAGCTGTAGCTAATGCAAGTGAGTTAGACATAAACTTAGCATCTAATGGCCCTTCAAAAATAGTAACGTCTCGTTGAAAGTTAATTTGCATAATGCCGAATAGAGTTGAAACTTTACTTACCTTAACAAGATCTTCTTCTTCTAAATTTAGCTCTATGTTCATTTCTTCGTACAACTTAGGTAAATCATACGTAAGATATCTAGAACCTTTACCTTTCATACGACGACTTTGAGCTGCCAATACATTACCTTCAGGTGTTTTATTGAGTATCCATAGTTTTTGATCCTTATTAGAAAATAAAAAGTGATCAGACATATGATGAAGCAAACGTTCTTTAAGCTTAAACCAAATCCAATCTCCAGGTTCAATATCGACTGCTCCAAAATATTGCTTAAACTTATCTATAGGTATAGCAAGTTCATCAGCTTTAGTAAATACATTGTGTCGAAGAGTCTCAACCTTCTTAACACTTCTTTCATTAGCTTTAATATAATCAATGACATCAAATGAATCGCCAGTATTTGGCATTCTAACACCATGGTCTTTTAAGAAACCAAATAAGTTAGTATGATGACTACAGTTATAACAATGATATTGAAGCGTATCCCAATATATGTTACCTCTTTTTTTGGTATCATCTTTATGGGAATCCCCACAATAAGGACATGCCAAGACTATTCGTCCTGACATGTCCCTTAGGGTTTGCTTATTGGGAGCAGCGTGTTCTTGAACTACTACTTCCTTAAGCGCGAGCTTTATCTTGTGCTTTAGATCCTCTGTAAGATTAGATGTCGAGGTCATTCAAGAAAGAATCAAGGTCGTCGTCAGTGCTAACTGAAGTAGTGTCTGATGTTGACTCGGTGGTAGCAGTAACCGGAGCGGTGACTGGCTCTTTCTTTGCTTGCGTTTTAGGCGCAGCACTTGGAGTGACTTCAGCAATAGAGTCTCCTGGGTTGAGATACATGCGAAGTACGTTGTTAACGAACTCACGAGTGTCCTCGTCCCATGCTTGATAGTCATACATAGAAAGATCAGGTGCTCCTTCAAGTTCAGTCTTGATAGTCTCCATGGTTTCTTTGCTACGCTCAGCTGGTTCGCCGTTAACAACAACTGCAGAGCGAGATGCAGAGAACTTAGACTTGTCGTAGTTATTGTACTCGCCTTGGCGTGTAATAATCAACTCGAAGTTCTTACCTTCAAAGAGATCGAAGACCTGTGTTGGTTCACCAAAGTCTGGCTTCAATTCAGCGTCAATCTTCTCTTTAATCTTGTATCCAAACTTGAATACCTTGTATTGACCTTCAAGATCTGGATTCTGAGGATCCTTGATAATCTTGATTAGTGCGTAATACTGTTGACGACGCTTAAGCTTGTCAGAAGCCTTACGCTCAACAGCTGAATCGGACTTACGAAGCTTCCAGAAAACATCTGCAATCGGGCACTTCTCTCCGATAGTTTGAGGTGAATCGACAATCTTGCCATCACCATTAGAATCAACCAACCAGTGTACGTACTTCTGAATAAGAGAGTTACGTGGATTAGCTGGGTTTGGAACAAAGCGAACGAGTGCCTTGTAAGTTCCGTCCTTACCGTCATCTGCGGTAGGCTTGTAAACCTCATTTGCTGAGGTAGTTGTTTGTTGAGTGTGTGTTTCTACGTCCTCAACGCCTAGATTGAAAATATCAAAATCTGCCATAATAAAAAACCTTTAATTTGTTAATACCTTAAAATTAGCTTTAAGTTGCTTGTTATACCTTTAATACTTTAAAGAGTTTCAGAAAGAAATAATTTACACTCACTTTTTGTTATGCTATCGTATTGTCTCCAGCTGCCGTCCTCTAACTTAATCAGTCCTGATTTGTGTAGTAGCTCTTCTTTTTCTTCTTGAGAAATAAGCTTACTTAACACCATTTTATTGAGGATCTTACTTAGCTGAAGGAACTCGTACGTACATAAGTCCATGTGTGAATAATTTAAATCGTTCATCAACATATCTTATATATCTAATTATTAATTTGTTTCTTTATGAAACATAATGTGGCAACTGCCATACAATTAATGGTTTTAAGCCCAAGGGAAAGAATAGGCTTTAAGCCTTTGATGCTAAGAGGGCTGAAAGAAAATAAGCATCGATAAGGTCATCTAATGGCTTTGGAATTTTCTTTTCAATGGTTATAGTATTGGTCACAAAATGAAATAATTCTCCCTTCATTAAAAATGGATCTCCATTTACATTATCTAAGAAGGCTTGACACAATTGTAATTTATTCATATTGCCTTTACCTGCAAATTTCTTAATTGTAGTTGGAGCAATTGTTTGAATATCTTCTGGTTTGAAGATTTTTAACATTTTAAGTTTTAAGATTGCGGCGCCGGCAGCCATGTCAATCATATTATTAGTTCCCATTTTAGAACCATAACTCGTACCCTCAAAAGCTATAGTATAACCATCACCTTGTTGAGATTCTTGTAAAATAAGGTTAACGATGTCATCAGCCATTTTATCGTATCTCTTAATCTTATTTAGCTCTTGACTTGAGTAAGCATCGCTTGTTGTAAAGTCAGGCTGATAGATTAACGCAACATCCTTAAGTTTAGATATGTCTTCTTGAAAGGCTTGTTCGGCCTTTGTACCTGTTTTAGCTTTAATATAACTTATAAACTGATACTTCTTACTCTTGTCATTATAGATACAAATGCCAGGAGAGTTGAGTGAAAAATCAACTGCTACGTAATTCACGTTATATTCTTTTTCCAAGTGAAGCTCCTAAAGCTGCGCCAACTAATCTTGAAGTTAGAAGGTCATATAATACACCCTTTTGAACACCTAAAACTTTAGCTATTAATTTACCAACTGATTTACCTAGAGCAAAACCAGTAAGACCACCTATAATACTACCCAATATACCTTCATTGGTCATTTCTTCATTGAATCTATCGATATCATAAGTTCCGTCTTCTAGCATGTATTCAGACGCAAATGCATCTATAGCTTCATCGACTTTAGCTTCTAATTCATCGGTCCACTCGCTTTGAAGACCTTCGTTTAAAATAAGAAGATCTTCTTCTGAAATGTTTTGCTCGTTTAGATATTCTAAAAATGTTTTCATATCTTATATATCATATTTTAATATCATTATCTTCTTCTAAAACGTATTCTATTTCATCTTCTTTTTTCATCATCATGCATTCTGCACAACACATTCCACCGGCATTAACTATATTTTGCATAGGCGAAAAAAAAGCAGTTATGCCAGCAAAAAATAAACTAATTGTATTGAATAATTTATTCATTAATCTATCTCAATTTTAAGATTAAGCTTATTATAATAAAACGTAACTTCGAATGTGCTAAATTCTGCAACATTTTCGGCAAAGTTTAGGTTAAGCTCGTTAATTGAGTTCATGATAGGTTGTTCAAAAACCATAGAAGCCATACCTATTCCTTCAGCATCCATGATTCTCATAACTAGATTCTCGGTAAATGGTTGCTCGGTTGATCTTGCATAATAGTAAAGCAAGGTATCTAACATTATCCAATAATTAATGTAACCATCTAAAAGTTGCATAGTAACCGTAAATTGTCGCTCTACTGTATTTTGAATGGGAACTGCGCCTCTATGATATCTAGTAGTACCGTCATTATCAGCCTGTGATATGGGATCAAATGAAACGCCTGGAACATTAATGCCTTGAATAGAATAGTTAACGAAATCAACAGGTCTTTGCATTAGATTGCCAGGCATTCTATTCAAATACTTAACGTATTTGTTAGCTACCTCCTCAGGTATAAAGTTTCTTGGAAACCTAAATGAAAATAAATTATTTCTAGAATTTAGAATCATTATTCAATAGTAAATTTTCCATGAGCAATCACTGTATTATCTGATCCACTCTTAGAAGAAATATAGAATTGCTTATTTTGCATGCCTCTAATTGCACTAGCATTAGCTTCGTCTACCTTGAATAGGACTTCTCCTTTACCCAAGTCTATGTCTTTGCTTCTTTGATGATTAAATATTTTCTTAGTGCCTCCATCTTCGAAAGAAAGTACTATATCATCAGCACCTGTTAAAGAAAGTTGATCTAAATCATCTCCATTCTTTTTGGCGATATAGAATTTATAATAGGTTGTAAACGGAGGTACATATATTGTAACATCACCGCTTGACTTATATTCTGGAGTTTCTAGATCCTCTACTTCATCTGGTGGTAAATCAGCATTGTTATTACTAGTAATATTAACGGGCACATTAGCCGCTACAATGTTTGTCGTCTCTACAAAAGCAGGTACGTATCTAGTTGATTTAGGTAATGAATTATTGATAAGACCCTTAACTGCTCTATTAGCTGATAGATTAGGTAGAGTATTAAATACTTCTGTTAATCTAGTAGCAGAATTAATTTTGACAGATTGCATACGCTTAGCATATTTAGCAGCTCTGTCAAATGTAACGCTCGCTCTTTTAACTATTTGCGTATTATCTGTTTCGTTTACTATTCTCATAGTTACATCAATAGAAAAGTTAACAGCTACATTACCATTTATAATAACAGGTCTAAATGTAATTGGAGTATCAAAATCAACAACTTGTGTAAATGTTGTATCGAATGTTTTAATTTGAGAAACACCAACTTGCTCGTAAACTTCTACTTCATACATTACAATAATGTCATCAGTTGACGTATTAATTCTATTAGTTATATAGCCTTCGAATGCAGCTGCATCATTGTCTTTTTCTCCATAAATTTCAAAATAATCTCCATCTTCTGCTTCTTCTACAACTACTGTAAAATCAGTATATTCATCCTCTCTACTTACGCTAAACGTATTTGCTTCGGCAGTATAAAAATAATTATAACCATCTATATTTTCTAATCTATCAATAAGCTTAAAGCTAATCTCATAGTTAGACGTAGGGTTTAGGTTAGAAGTTTGGTTAGAAACGGGCTCAATGACTCCGTTGCCATAGAAAAAATCTTCAAATTCAAAATTTTGATTAACAAGAGTTGGAACCTTTAAATTTACAAACTTAGTAAATAAAGTTTCTCCTAATAAGAATGGCTTAGGATTAGAAACCTCGTAGTTACTTTGATTTAAGTAAACTAGTTGAGTTAAATAGTTTTTAATACCATTGTCTCTTTCGGTCTTAACTTCGAATAAAAATCCTTCATATCCTCTAGACGCAAAAGAAAAACCAGATCTTAGGTGAAGTCTAATGTCATCATAGTAAATACGATTAATAGCATTAGCATCAGTTTGCGACGAAAGCAAATCAGCTTCGTTAGATCCGCTCCAACCTGGATAAGAGTTGATATAGTTTAAAGGCTGATCATAAAGACCATCAACGTCATATCCTAAAAGAGCATATTTAACATTATCATCTACATGAGGTATTGCATGAAATCTACCAATTAAATGATTTATGTCATTTCCGGTATCTTCGTCTGGTGTAGAAAATAAAGGATTTGCCTTGTCAGCTATAACAATTTTACCTCCTGTTAATCCTGGATAGCTATAATTTATAGTTCCATAAATAGTAGGTATAAATGTACCAATGCCTACGTTGCTTAAGCTATATGTTCCATAATTTGAATCAATAGTAAATAAACTAGGATCTGGTAAAGCACTTAAGTTAAACTTATATGTTTTTCCAGCTTCGAGTAGAAGAGTTCTTCCAGCAAAATTCTCAACAGAAAGATATGCTCCGGTCACAGTCACATCAAAGTTAACTACTTGACTACCAAGCTCGCAAATCAAATGATTAATATGCTCAGTATATGGGTCGTTAGGATTTACTGTTAATTTCTTTATTTCGCTACCGTTATCGTCAACCTCAATATAATGTGCATCTGGGTTGCCCTGATCATGGTAAATAAACTCTAACAATACATCATCGTCTATTCTAAAGTATCTAGATGACTGAGCCATTATTTAAATCTTAATTTTTTTGGGGACCAAAAAAGTCCTAAGTTTATTGTTGGTCCTGGAGTAAAAGTTCCTTCACCAGTATAGTTGAGTCCATAACCTACTCCAAGGCCAAATCCAACTGAACTACTATTAGAAACATAGTCATCAATCTCCTTAGCCCTTAACTTAGAATTAATTAGGTTAATGTTTTCTATGTCAGTAATTGTAATTCCAGGGTAGTCAGTTGCAATAACCAAACTTGGGCCCTCTTCAAGATCGTCTATCAATGCCTTCAGTCTTATAGTTTGGTCAAGTTGAATGTCAGTACTTATCAATCTAGGTTTATCAAGTTGACTAATAGAAAGTGCAGAAGTACCAGATATCATTCTTGTATTACCTTCGCTAAATATATCATACTCTGAAAAGGTAAGAGCAATCGTCGTATCGTTGATAAGAGTCGCTTGAGTTTCAGCTAGTATCTTTTCGGTTAATTCTAAATCAGCTTTTATGAGTGAGTTAATGCCTCTAAGTTTTTTGTAACCTGCAGTCAGATCGTCATACTTCTTAAGAAGCTCTTTTTCCTTTTCCTTTAGATTTTGAATATCAAACTCATATGAACGGATAGTAGTAGCTAAATCTCCATTCTCAAGCCTAACTAATCTTAAGTTATCTTCAGCCGCCCTTTTATTGTTAATTTCTCTTTCAACCTTTTCTTTTTCAAGCTGAAGGTCTCTTTTTAAACGACGCGACTGGTTACACTGCAAGAAAAGAACTGCAATGAGGAGAGCTATTAAGCCAATACCATATTTGTCGTTTCGTTTTTTCATATTTATGGTCTAACGTTGCCCCCTGTTCCTGAGCCATCGGCTGAACTAACCTGCCCGCCACCTGCTGAACTTCCATCATTAAATGGGAAATTAGATTGCATAGAAGTTTTATCACATGGATAAGTAAATGAAAAATCAGAGTATATCCAATTACCAGCATTTCCAAAAGTACTAAAGTCATAGTGACCTTCTTTAACTCCCTTTACTGTCAAACCGCCTCCGAATCCATTAGAATTATTTAATGGAAATAGGTAGTGATTTCCATTAGATTGTACTACAACGTTTTGATTAGGTAGTGTATCTTCCCCCTGTATATTTAATTCACCATGTGTAAATACAGACGTTACTGTAATAGCAGGATCTAATCGTCTATGTAATTCGGGTATTTTAAAGCGAAGTATTTGACCAGTTGTATCCTCAGTCCATTCGTATGCAGTTCTTCCTGTTACGTCTTCGAACATTTCGCTAAATGAAGTTCCATCATATCCTTGGTTACCTCCTATTTGTATAACTGGTTTCCAAATTAATTTAACTTGTAAAGTAACCAAATCTCCTATCTTTTGATACGATATTTCAGTACTTCCGTTTATGGCTGTTAATAGATTTTTTGTAGTATTACCATCAACATAGTAAAATAAGTCATCAGTTATAATTTCGCCAGTATCTCCACTTGATATGCCTATAAAGTCTTCATCCCCTTGGCCATCAGCTATTAAATAACCGCTTATATCTTCAGGAGTAATAAACGAACTTTCTTCTAATTCAAATGGCCCTACAGGTCTACTAAAATAATCATCAAGAGTTCTTTGACTAATACTTGTGTTATAGTTAACTGCTGAACCACCGCTTGGAGAAGCTGTGTTAGTAGCAGCTGGACCCTCTTGGAATGATATGCCTTTTCCTGTTTCTATAAAATGAACTCTTTCTCTAGCAAAGACAGTTTCATTAACGACTATGGTAGGGACAGTTGTTGATCCAGCTGCAGATTCAGATTGTAAAGAAAGTTGAGTACCTCCTATTCTTAAAAAGTTTTGATTACTAGAATAAAATATAATTCTATCTGCATCTCCACCGTTAATAGGCAAATCTATATAAGTATCCCCATCTGCGTCTGTTAGCTGTCTAAGATTTAACCAAATATCACCTTCATCGGTATTTTGATAATAAGCTTCATATTGATTAGTTTGTGAATTATATCTTAGGTTACCTCCTGATAAGTCTCCAGAAGATATAGCGTCTCTTTCTGCATTTGTACCTTTTGAAATTCTAGTAAATCCGCCACCTTGAACTAATAAGTCAGCGTCAACTACGTGTACTCTATCGTTAAAATAGGACTTAGTACCTACGCTTGTATAGAAACCATCTTCTGTAGAAATTATTTCTGTTTTATTAGCTGATAATTCTATAACTCCTGCACCTGCATTATCGTTAGTTGCATTTAATGTAATATCATCAAAGCTAATATTACCCTTTATCTTTAAATTGTTAGACGCTAAACCCTTTTGAATATGAAATATTCCGCCATAATTATCTTGTGTTAAGGTGTCTCCTCTGACCACCATATTAAAACCATCTTCCGATATAAGTCTGATGTGATTTTCAAATGGGTCTTTTTTACCTATAACGAGAGAAGATCTAGCCTCGTTATCACCATCTTCTGAATTTAAATTATTGAAATTAGGATCTCCTATATAAACCGAAGTAGGTTGAATATCTTGAGTAGGAACTCCATTATAGCTATCATCTATTTTAGGTTTGATAATAGTAGTGTCATAATCAGTTGCATTTTCTCCAGTAACCGCAGCGTGTTGTATTGAATACCATCTATCTTGTCCATCATTTCCATCACTGCCATCGGCTCCAGCAATGCCCGCAGGTCCTTGAGCGCCTTGCGGTCCAACAGGACCTATATTACCTTGGACACCTTGTGGCCCTCTTGGCCCTAGCTGTCCACCGGTTCCTATAATTTGATCAAAATTATAATTAATTTTGTCAATCTTAATTTGATTTGTATCAGAAACAAATATTTCCTTTAAGTTAATAGGCATCTTATTGCGTTATTTTTATCATAGGTCTTATAATATAGGAGTATCCTTGACTCTTATTATATATCAATCTAAAGTTAATAGGCCTTTGAGCATGTTGATTAACAGTGTAATTTATGTCTAGCTTAAATCCTCCGTTATCTATAAGATCTAATGATTCAACTGGATTAACAGAAGTAGATTCGCTTTGTGTTCTTCTAGTGTATATCTCTATTTCATCTACCGAAAATAGATTAACTAAGTTTGTGTTAACGTATGACCTAACATCGTCTGTTAAATCGGTTTTATCCTGGAATGAAGATGCTGCGTCAACATATTTTTGAATTTCACCGGCGACACCAGACACTGAAAGAACGTCAGAGATTAAATCAGTCATGTAAAAATCTACATATACTTTTTCAGAATCTTCTGCAAATACTACATTGGCTTCATGAGAATTATTCTTTAGTATTAAATCTAAGTTTTCAAACGTACCAGCGTTTTGAGTAGTAAACGAAGTTAAAGTGTATGATTCCTTAAGTTTCATTACAGTAGAAGATAAGTAAGATCTAGATTCCTTAGTAGAGAAAGTTCCAGGAGAAGAAGAAGATTCTCCTCCAGCTAAAGCAGTTCTATAATAGTCATCTTCCCAAGAAGACCTAAATACATTAACATCTCTTTTATCTATGGCTATTTCTCCAATAAGAGGGTAAACGGGTGAAGCTTCTCCACTTTCGCTTAGTTTCGTAACACCAGTTGAATTGTCTTCATTTACTTTATGATAAAAATGATTCTTTATCATTCCCCAATCTGTGTCATGTCGCCCATCATCAGAGATGAATCCAAGATTAAACGCAACGTTAGCACGATTATATTTAATATAGTAAGACTCGGCTTTATGTACCCTTCTTGGACCCAAAGATTTAATCTCATCTATTTGAGAAGAAGGATGTCTATAGAAAGTATCTTTAAAGTTTCTCTCTTCTAAGAACGAGTTTTTAGCATAGTTTCTATTAACTTTGAAATGAGAATAAATGTCAGTAAAAGTTACTACTGGTTTTAAGTCACATGTGTATTTGCCAGAATGTCTAATTAAGAAAGGATAATATGCATTTCTAGTTTGTAATTCGTAGCCTATCGTACCATTAAATAAAGAGTAGCTCTTAGGCTTGTTATTATCAGGTTCAGCTATTAAGTTAGATGCTCTTACTATTTCTTTACCATCATCTATTGATATAACAAATCTATTAGATTGAACTTCTCCGTCTTTAGTAATTGTAGTATATTTTATAGATGGGTCGTTTTCGTTAACTAAATTAAATATATTGCTGATCGATAGGTTATCCAATAACAAACTATGATTGTTTATACCTCCTCCAACATATGTATATTCTGCAAATTCTTGTAATGAAAGAGGTAAATAAACAGGATCTATTGTATCTCCATTTTGATCAAACGGTAAACCTTGAATAATTAGTTGAGAATCTGAGACAACACTAACTATCTCTAATTGATATATTAGAGGATTTCCTTGGTCGTCTAAAGTTTGGTAATCTATACTAAGTATACCATATGTGTTATCAGAATTAGGAGATATTTGTGTTAAGAAATTAGGTTCTGAACCATCAAAGTGTGTTATGCCATTAACAATATATGGCCCAGGAGAATTAAAGTCAATATCGCTTAAGTCTAAAGCTCCAGATATTCTAACGTTATCAACTGTATATTCACCATCTTCTTGTAAATTCAATTGATTTGAAAGAAGATATGATAGTTTTCTATTTAATGTGTTTCCTACATAGTCTTCGTCTAAGTTAACAGTTATGTAGAAAATAATAAATTTAAACGCATCGTTTTTGATAATTTCATAGTCTATTGAATTTCTACTTTGACCCGTTTTGTAATCAACTACTGTAGAAAACTTATAATCATTAAAGGTTCCATCTTTTAAGAATTCTGAAGGCTTTATCTTATCAAACTCTTTTCTATTCTTAAATTCAAACTTAAGTCCTTTGAATATAGTAGATGCAAAAGATCTATCGTTTCCACCTCGACCTATAGAATATTTAATATTTCTATTAGTTTTTACAAATGCTTCAAACTTGTTAAAGTCTTGATTAGATACTGAAATATTACCTCCAACAGATGAGTCATATTCAAATGTAAAAAATCCATAGGTATTAGGTGTATATATGCCAAACTCTATGCCTCCTATATTTTCTTGCTGATACATACCAACTGAGTTTTCTATTACAAATAAGCTAGGATCGACATTACTTAAATCAAAGTAGTATGTGTTATTTGCAACCATATTTAGTGTTGTGCCAGCCTCTCCGTTTATGTAAACTATGTAACCTCCATTAGAATTTACTGAAGTCGTAACAACATAATTCTGTTGTTCATCTGGGTCAACAACTACATCAAATCCATCACTTACCATAAAGTTGGTAAAGTAATCTTGTTCAGTGGACTTGAACATATCTTTAGTTAGTTCAAATCCTGAAATGTAGTTAATATAGCTAAATGTATCGTTTAACATATAATGTTTTAGATATTCTGGCTTGTTAACTATGTAAAACCATTCATGTGTAAATGCCTTTGGATCTTTTCCCTTTACTGTAATATCTGGAGAGAAGTTGGTTCTGCCAAAGGCTTCATTTACATTCAAATAGTAAGGATTATCTCTAACCGTTTTAACGTCCTTTAAAACCCATTTGTTAATATTAGGAACTACTCTAGATTCAACTGCAAATTCTTTTAGTCCATTTTCTTGCAATCTATCATATTCAGAATCTATCTTAAAGGAAGTTTGATCTTCTGGATTTTCAGGATATAAAACAGGATTTAAGCCTGCAAAGAAGAGTTCAGGATCTTTTAGATAATCAGGATCTATTATACCCTCAAGTGCATTAATTTCTTGTCCAGCTTCTGCATTAAAAACGGCTTCGTTAGCAGGTACGTAATTGGTATTTTGATATGTTTCATATTTAAGCTCTTTAAGATCTGAATTAGAAGTATCGTAAAAATCAAAATTCATATCATAGATGTCGTAGGCTGAAAATAAACCTATTTCAGCTTCAAACTCTCTAAACACCTTAAACTCTCCGCTGCCCAAGTCATGTCTATTTTTTAATATAACTTTACTGTAGTTAGACGTAACGTCTTCAAGATTTTCTACTATGTCTATGACTCTATTATACCCTGCGGTTGTTTTACTATCTATGTAATCTCCTATACCTAAACCTCCTATTGAATCGTTAGATATGAGTACTGAACGGCCATCAGAATGACCACCTATTAAATAATACGACTTCCAATCATCTAAAACAATTTGTGCTATTTTCAAGTCGTTAGTCTCATCTTCGTTTGAAGATGATATAAAATCAATAACATTAGACTTGTTTACTAAGATAGCATGTTGATACCTAGCGTAACCTATGTTTCTATCTGAATAAACATATATGTCATTGTTGTTAACAAAGGCAATCATACTGTCTTGCTTAGATATAGCCCCTGATAGTGCTACAACTACGTCTTTGATACTACCTTGATTAGAGAATTCTCTTTCTGTGCATCTACCTTTATCAATTGCCGAGTTTGCGGTAATTAAGTTTTCAAGTAAAATAGCACTAGTATAGTTTTTTTCAACCTTAACAACTTGAGCAGGGTTAGATGAAGAAACTTCTAAATTAATATCGTTAAAATAAGAATTAAATTCTTTTACAAATATTGTGTCGCCTTCTCTTTCTACTAGTAACCCAGATATAGATAGCTGATTTTCTAAATTGTCAATAGCCTCTTCTTTAGTAGCTCCCGAGTTTATCTGCATTGTAGATCCAGGATATGAAGTTGTTATAGTCATAGTGGATCCTGGAACATGACTAATTAGACGTATGCAATACGATTGTTTTTTATTTTCTATAACCGATATAGAATCACCGTTAAATGGTATATCAGTAATTGATAATTTAACAAAATCATATCCTACGCCTTTGTTTTCTTCTAATTCTACAGTGGTTAAAGTATCTTTAATTCCCGTAAATCTATTAATATCGTCTCCGTTATCATCAACCTTTAACGTATAGTTTTCAGCACTCCACTCGCTTCCGTTTTTGATGTTATGGTAGTGTGTATCACATTTCACATAGCCTAATACTGGAATATCTCTCATCATTTGACTAGATGGTATAGCAAATGTATCACCGTCAAATGAAGAATTAGGATAATTATCATAGTACATAAAGGACGTCAAATCCTTAAACTTAATTAAGCCTGAATTAACTCTTTGAATCTTACCTTTACCTGAAGGTATTTCATCTACGAATAGTCCAAAATAACGACTAACTGAATATTCACTAGCCTCTTCGTCATCGAACATAAATTCTAAGTTTAGAATATTAGAAGATACTATTCTATTTCTTTTAAACCCATCGGTGATAAAGTCATTTGCTTCAATCAAAGGCTTATCAGTAGCTACAAAGTCTTTGTAAATAAATTCACCTTTACTTGAAAAGCCTCCTTTTACCAAATCTATTCCCTTAAAGAATGTTTGCTCATTCTTCTCAAAAGAAACAGTTAGCTGACTATCTTGGAAAAACTCATTGTAAACGTGTTTTCTAATATATTGACCTAATTTAGAAGACTCAGTTAGATCAAATGTTTTAACTATGGTGGCATTAGCTAATATAGACTTGATTCTATCTTGTTTATCAGGACCTAAATCGTTGTAATTTACATTTGGTTTAGGAGAATTAACTCTGTAAATAACGAATGTTTTAGGTATATTTGTGTCTATTTGGATAGGAGCAAATATTCTAAAGTTCTCGTCGTACAGCTTAGAATTGTTAAACCTAGTACCATATTGATAATCTTCTTCGAATTGTAAATCATATGATTCTAAGACAGAAAGATCAGAAGCTCTCCTTTTGGTCTCATAGACCATATCATACGGAGTCTTATTATCATTAAAGAATCTAGAAACATCATATGAATAATCACCTTCTGGGCTTACTCCATATCTTTTGTAACGAGAATCCGAAAGATCTTTGTTTGCGTTTATTGATTCTAAGTATATTTCTCCTCTCGAATCAGTAACAAGCTTAATATTTCCAGTTAGCCTAGGATTAGTTCTAAGAAGAGGCTTAGAGTTATTATGTAAGTCATAGTTTTGCTCTAGTCCAAATCTAGGTCCAACCTCTTCAGTTTCACTACCGTCATTAAACTCTGGTAAAATATAAAAAGTACCTGGACTGTTAATTGTGTTAAGACAATCGTCGCATCCTCCCTCATAATAGTATACTGTACCTTGGCTAGTTATACCTATTGTACTTGGACTGACAAACTGAACATCCCCCTGGAAGTACCCAAGTTGAGAAGACATTAGCTCTTCGGCTTGTGCAGGAGATGATGCAAATATTCTACCTACATATTTTTTACAACCATAATTTAAATCAGTGGATGCATAACTATAGAAAGAAGAGTTTAAACCGATGTCATCAGTAAACTCAGACATATAACTTACGTCATTTCCTGATAAGTTAGTATGCTCTCCGAATATTAAGTAGTGAGTATATTGACCGTTAACGGGGATGCATGAACTAAAAACATAAAATGCTAGTAAGTAATCTGGACCTCCTACTTCAGTTAGTGTATTATCGTTTAATGTGTCAAAATAATTAGGAACGGGCTCTAAATTACACTGAATAGACCCAGTTATATAAGCTGATGATTCTATTTGATTAGAATTTAATCCTATCCAATGGCCGCTAATTCCATCCGAGTTTGCAACCCATTTATAATAATAACCAGTGTCATCTGAATATGCGCCCGTAACTAAAGTTTCATCACCTTGTAAAGTAGTCCTAAGCTTTATGTTATATTTTGCTATTTGATCTAATGTGAGGTCAGGAAGATCGGCATGTAAATTATAGTATAGCGTAGAACTTGAATATAGCGGAGGTGAAAGTAATCCCTTTTGTCTATAACAAAATTCATCAGAAAAATCATATTCAGGGAAAAGGAAGTTCCAAAGAACATTTGTTGTTATCAAGCCTGTAATTTGTCTAAGAGTGCCTTGACAAACAAAAGGAGAATTATAATTTTCTGAAATGTTTATTTGATTTCTACCAAACCATCCATTAGAAGTATCGATCTCTGCCTGCTTGTTGAAACGATAACAAAATCCAATCTCTTGATTAAAGAAACCATTTAACAGTAATTCTTCTGTTCCATAGTAAGCACCATATTCTGTAGTAAACTCATACAGCGGTATTTGATTTAACAAAATTTCATCAAAAGTTAAATCATCTGTTCCAAATGGATTTAAATAAGCACACGTTACTGTATGTTGAGCTTGATTGGCTAAATTAACATTACAAAAGTCACTTTGAGATTCACTATAAATTAAATCTATTGTCTTAACCTGAAGTAAGTTTATATTTTCAACTCCACAAAAACAAGGAGGAGCCCCTGGAGGAAAATAAGGATTACTTGGTTGATAATTAGGATCTACTAACGCATATTCACTAAATTGACCCATCAATAGACCGAATGTGTAAAATCCGGGTACACTATATCCATCAAAGGAACTAGAGGTATTTGGATCAGAAGTTAAGTATACATAGTATCTGTTTTCGTCTAGCCCATAAGAGCCGTCAGGTGCATTAATTAACTGCCAATACTCTGGTAAAACACCTTCTGGTAAAATATTAGGTGTAATATAAATAGGCTCCTGAGCTAACATAAGCTCCTCCATAGAATTATATTCTACGTTGTTGTTAGTATAAAAAATTCTAAGGTCATTGCCATTTGCACAAAATAGATTAGAATTGGGATCTGTTCCTGCAAATATATCTTCAAATACCGTAATATCCTCTGTAACGACCGCTATTGAGTTAGCGTACTTAACTGTAAATTCTCTGACCGTTTCATCTGGAGCTACAACTTGAGTACATAATGATTCTTCCCAGTTTACAGTATAATCATTTATCAAGCCAGACGCTTCGTAAATAGTTACATCATTGGAGGTACTGGGAAATCCTTGATTAGCAAAGTAGCCAAATTCTAGTATATCACCATTCGAATCCATTAAAGGAATACCGGCTGCTGCTATCTGGGCTAACGTTGCTCCAGCCGGGACATCTTCGGTTGGAAAATAACTTACACCGCTAAGCGGTATAGAGAGTTGAGAAAAGTTACATGGAGAATCTCCTTGTCCTGTAATAACTTTACGATAAACTTGTCCGGGAGTACCAGTAAATTCTACCAATACTGGATTTACCGGACTAACTAATTTGGTTTGTAAATTATCAGAAGTTTGACCTCCTGGAAGAGTTAACGTGTATGTTTCCCAAATATAATCAGGGTTATGTAGTATTACACCTACTGGAGGGTCGTAACTATAAACAACAGCATCTTCATTATCGGCTGGATCAAAATTGGTTACTGGAAATGGAGTTGCACTATATTTACCAGGAGCTGCTTCATTTTGAAATTGATTATCGAAGTAAAGTTTTACACCTAATGGCGCTATTTGACCTATACTCCATCTAGGGTTTTGGCATCCGGCTCCGCCTACAAACAATTCAGCATCAGCGGGCGGAGGTAAATCTAAAACACCATCAGGATGTTGAGAATGTGCAAGAATAGTGCTATAAACCGTACTGCAGCTTACAGATCCAACTGGATCATCAGAAACCACTCTATAGAAATAAGTTATTGGACCAACAGATGTAGGAAGTTGATCCGCATCACCCTGTGCTAAAGTTAAACCGTCATGTGGCTTATAGTAAAGCTCTATACTTTTCGTATGAAGCGGTGGTAGTTGTTCGGCCATTTTAAAAAAATAGATTCTTTTAATATACTAATCTCCTAGTATATATCTACTCCCTTTATGCCGATAGAGTCGCAGCTTTTATAGAGTTTTGGTTAGAGCCTTGTGCTTTGTACTTTGAGAAAACCTCTAAGTCAAATGAGAATTGTTCTCCGTCAGAATCAAAGATGTCGAAACCTATTTTCTTAGAGTAAGTTACGTTGGTTACAACTCTTGACATTATACCAGCTACTCTACCAGTATCACTTTCAGGGTTATTACCAGCATAGTCAGTCATTCTATATTGGAAGACAACATCTAAAGATAGCGAGTTATTATCTCCGTTTTCTATTCTAGTTTTACCAAATTTATTGTCTCCGTCTACTAATAAAGAAGTTGTGTTTATTGGGGCTAGGAATAGGAAAGATCCACATGACTTACCTCCTAATAGGTATTGATCAGCTGCGTCAAACGACATCTTTATTGTTCTTTCTACATCCTCATCATATCTATAAGCCAATTGCTTTAAGCCATTAGTATCTGTTGATTTTAAAGTAGCCGTTTTGGGCATGCTATAAATCATATTTTGCACTAAGCTAGAAACTGCGATTTCTTCCTGAAGATCAGTTATTTCAGCTGTGCCTGCACTAAAATCAGGATTTATAGAATTAACATATCCTGAGAAAATATTAGCTATGTCAGGATGAGATTTATGT